CAGCGAGTTCTGGAATTCGCGCCCGCACAGGATCTTGTCGCCGTGCTGCCAGGCGTACCAGACCAGGATTTCCGCGATCTCTTCCGACTTGGCACCGCCCCGGCCGCCGAATGCGACCTTGATCCGTTTCGGGTGCAGCAGGAACTCGAACGCCTCGAACAGCTCGATTTCGAGCGGGGCGACGTCGCTCATTCCGGGCGCACGATCTTGAATACCGCGCCGCGCGCCGGATTGCTGCCGGGGCTGTCGCCATCGGCGGCATTGGCCAGCCCGTAGGCCTCGCGCTCCAGCCCGATCAGCGTCTTGAGGGTGTCGGCCAGCTTCTTCATGCTGTCGATGCGCCCGGCGCTGGAGATCACGCGGCGGTAGATGTCATTACGCTTGTCCTGCGCCTTGTCATCCTCGCTGCGCAGCAGTTCCCCGAGTTCCTCGAACAATTCTGGGTTGGCAGTCTCATGCTCCAGCTCTGCCAACAGGTCTAGCGACACATTGCGGGCGCGGGAAATATCCTTGCGGTGCGCCAGCCGGATATTGGCAATTGCCAGCGCGTTAGATTCGACAATGACCCGCTCGGTTTCCAGTCGCTGATTGGCAACCTCTTTGGAAACCTCGGCTTTGGAAACCAGCGCTTCGGCCTTGGCCTTGATCCGCGCGGAGAGGTCGCGCTCCCATCCGTCCTTCTTGGCGCGCTTGCTGACGGCAGTGTGCGAAATGCCTTGGGAATCCGCGATTTCACGTACGGACAAGAGGCCGGCGCGGTAGTCGTACTCGACCCGCTCCCAGTCTGTTTGCCGCTTGCTTCCATCTGTCATGCTCTTCCTTCCCCTGCGAGATGCCGTCCCGCGGCCGTATGGAAAGCATAACATGGAACGTTGCTTAGACGAAAAAATCCCCGCCACCATTGCTGCGCGGCGGGGTAACGTCCAATGACAGCGGGTGGAGCTAAAAACGGTACTCACACGGCTGACGACTGGCATCTACCCCTCGGGGATCGAACCAACTCCAATCGTCATACGTGTGCCGCCTGTTGCCAAGCGGTGAAACTGGCGCATCCGGCGCGGCTGATACCCCGGAGATACCGGGTAAGGGAGCCGCTTCCCGAACCGAATGCGCGCACCGGGGTTTGCCGACCACCGGCTGCGGCGAGTGTTCAATGTGGTGGCCGGTGCTGAACCCGGCTTGCCGCTTCCTCGTCGTCGGCGGCTCATTCATTAGCGCATCAGCCTGCGCATTTCACCACACGACTGGCGAATCAGGTTAAGGGCCGACCGGGAACCGCCCAATCCAAAGCCCGTTAGAATCGCCATGCGTGTGGCGACTGGTTACGCCAGTCAGGCGGTAGAGTTGATTATGGACCCTTTTGCTGTGGTTGATCAACATCTTTCGGTGCCGGGATGAGCGGCCAGCGACAGGTTTCTGGCTGGTGGCCGAAGCCGCCGCAGCGCGGGCACTGGTGCGTCATGCGGTCACCGTGCCGATGATGGCGACCGCGATGATGATCAGCCACAGCGGGATAACCCATACCCACGCCCCGCTGGGTGCGAGCTGTTCGCGGTAGGGGCAGCGGTCGCCCTGATCACAATCGTGGTTGCAGCAGTCGTCGCGCTTCATCGCGCACTCCGCGAGTCTGCTAGTTGGTCCAAAGCCCTTACCCCGCACCGGCGCCCGTACTTGAAGGTATCGACCACGATCTCAAATAAGAACCCAGCAAATGCACATGGTGATAGCGCAATTGCGAGAACGGCAATAGTTATTACGCGCATCATGCGGCCTCCTTGAGCTTGGCTTTCTCTTGCATGGTTTCCTCGGCCATCGCCAGCAGCCGCCCCAGGCTGATCGAAGCGAAGTGGATGCGCGCCGCGATGTGGCCGGCCTGCGTGTCCGGGTACGGGTGCGTTTCGCAAATCCCGCCGCCGAAGATGGCCACGCTGGGCACCGTGTCGTCATGCACCACGCCGAAGCGGTTGGTGCCGCCCATGAACAGTTTGAACATGATAGCTCCTTACGAAGTTGAAAGGTTGCAAATCAGCTGCTGGTCGGGGTCTGTTGCGCCATCCAGCGGCCCCGCGCCTGCCGCTCGGCCAGCGGGGCGCGGTCGTACGCGATGCAGTACGGGCCATCGAAGCGCACGAACGGCTCCACCGGGCCGCGCTCGCCGTCGAAGCCGTGGCAGGGCGCGAGGCCGTGCGTGGCCTGCTGGTAGGCGTAGTGGCGGCACTCGCCGCAGGTGGCGCCCCGGCTCATGGCTGCGCCGCTTCCTCGGCCGCTTCCCGTGCCAGGCTGCCCGCCAGCAGCAAGTCACGGCTGACCTCCAGCAGCTTGGCGCGCTGGGCGTGGAGGCTCATCTTGGCCTGCTCGGTGGCGGTGGGCTGGTGCGGTTCTTGGTCGTGGTCTAGCTCATTCATGGGTGTCTCCCTTGTTGTGGTTGTAGTTGAAAAGTAGGATCAGTATCAAAATCTGTCCCAGCCCGCATAGCACCAGCCCGAAGCCGGGGTCGATCACCAGCTCAATGCAAAGGATGGTGAATGAGAGTAGCAACAGGAGCAGGGCGTTACTCATGGCTTGGCCTTTGGCGTGTGCCAGCGCACCGGCAGCGCGTAGCCCTTGCGGCCACCCTGCCCGGCCACGCCGTACATGGCTGGCGGCTCGTTCAGGCTCTCCACGTACTGCTGCGAGTCGAGGTCGAACCAGAACCCCAGCTTGCCTTCGTACTCGCCGTTGCGCTGCTTCTCGCAGGCCAGGATGCAGGTCGGGTCGCCGTTGCCTTCTTCCTCGGCCTTCTTGTTGCGCCACACGATGAACACGTTGTCGACCTGGTCCGTGATCGCGCCCGCGCCCTTGACGTCGAACTTGCCCGGCGCCTTGTGCTCGCTCTCGCCCTTGCGCACGTGGTGCACCAGGTGGATATGCACGTTGTGGGCCTGCGCGAACGCGCACAGCTCGTTGACGAAATCCTTTTGCGCGTTGTAGTCGTCCTCGCCCTTGACGCACTTCATCAGCGAATCGATCACGAACTGGTTGATGCCGAACTGCTCGACCGCGTAGCGCATGACGGCAATTACCTTGCGCCACTCGACCGCGCCGACATGGTCGTAAATCCACAGCCGGCCATCGGTCCACTGGTGGAACACTTCGAGGAATTCGCGGTCAGGCAGGCGCGAGCCGGCTGCCTGGCGGCTCATGCGGTGCATCTGGCGCACCGGCTTCATTTCGAAACTGGCCACCATCACCCGTTCGGCCTGGTAGCACAGGTCGATGGCCACTTGCGACAGGAACATGCTCTTGCCGTGACCATTGACGCCAGCCCACAGCGACACCTCGCCGCCACGGAAGCGAATCTTGTCCTTGGCCTTGGTCCACAGCATGCCGGGGGCGCGCGGGCCGTTGTCAGGATCGTGGAAGGCAGCAATGGTGTCGTCCAGCCAGTCGGAGGCGGGACGCACCGCGTGCGATTCCGGCTCCTGCATGTAGGCCGCGAAGTCGATCAGGTCATTCACCAATTGCATACGGCACCCCCTGCTGGTCGCGGGCATAGCGCCGCCCTGCGATAAAGTCGTCGTTCTGGAATGCCATCCACGGCAGGAAGTCGAGGTCGAATTTCCACATCGGGCGCGGCTTGTCGACCGTGTTCGGCGTCGGGGCCAGGTACGCATGCGCGCCCCACTGGTCGACCCGGTTCCACAACTCCACATGCGCCGGCCAGCAGCGCGCAATCTCGGTGACGATGCCGGGCCAGTCGTCGTCGTTGGTCAGGTAGACGCACACGTCCAGACCGCGCACCCAGCGCCAGTCATAGCGTTCGCCGCACTGGGCATACACCACCGGGTTGTCGGTCTGCACCGAAGCGCCCAGCACGATCAGCACCATGTCGGCCGGGCGCTTGCCCTTGAGGCGAGCGCGCAAGATCGGTTCGGCACCATGGGCCAGCGGCAGCGCGCTCATTCCCAATCCCTCTTGGCCGGGGCCGCGTCCTTGGCGTCGGGATCGTCCTTGACCCACTTCGCCATGAAGCCAGCCCACCCCTGCCGGCAGGAATACGCCAACGCGCGCTCCAGCGACATGCCGGCCTTGTCGGCTTCCGCGATGATCTGGGACAGTGCTGTTGCTGTGACTGCTGCCCGCTTGGCTTTACGAAGCGTCAGCCAGTCATCAGCGGTTTGCGGCTGCACTCCCCTTGCTGCCAATTCCTCGACCGGATCAAAGCGCGGCGCGCGTGTCGCTGGCGACTTCCCTTCCCTTCCTTTCCCTTCCTTCCTTCCTTCCACTGGCACGCGTGGGGACGCGTCTTTCACGCGTGAAAGCAAAATACTGTCGGCTTCCCGGTTGTTGATGACTTGGTGCTGTTTAAAGCTGGGAATCTCCGCGTATTCGCGCCCGTCATCGCCGGTCAGGATGGCGATCAGGCCGTTCGCCTGCAACTCGTTGCCCAACGATTCGACGTCGACTTTGTCTTTCGGCAGGTAGCGGAATTTCAGAGTGTCGGGATTCCATGGCAGCAGCCCTTCGCGGTCGGCCTCACACCACAGTGACACGTAAAAGAGGCGTGCCAGCGGCGTCAACGCGAGGATGTCGGCGCTGGTGAAGAACTCGGGCTTGATGGTGCGGATGCGTGCCATGCTAGACCTTGCAGTGCTTGGCAATCAGGCGCATCGCCAGGGTGTATTCTTCCGGCGTCGCGTGCGGGTGATGCGCTATCCAGTCGCGCTTCATCGCTTCGTAGCGGTGATATTTGTTCATTTTTTTAGCCAAAAAAAAGGCTTCACCTGCTGTCTCGCCTTGCGGCGTTGGTCGAACGGGTCAGTGTCCCGCCAGACAGCATGTGAAGCCTTACTGAGTTGTAGCCGACCAAGGCTTGTCGGTGCAGTCCTACAGCACCATGAGAAATATTCTCTACTGAAACTTGACGGAACGCAAGCTACTTTTTGATCTTGCGCAAGGTTTTTCACCGGCCTGTGCCAGATCAACACGCCACGCGCAGGCAACAAAAAACCCGCCGTAGCGGGCCGGGCGTTCCCGTGTGCGCGGGAACTAGGCGGCATCCTTAAGCTCAAGCTTCACAAGCTCCAAGATGCCCAGTGCAGAGACCAACGATATGCGCCCCTCGTATTCCATGATGAGGCTTTTTACACGGTCGGCTATCTCTGCTTCCAGCGCGAAGTGCTGGCCACCGCGCAAGCTGACAACGTTATCAAGCATGAATACTCCTAGGTTGAATTTATTACAGCAAGGCGCTGAGCCACGACTGCGCCGGAATCTGCGGCGGCTCCCAGTTCTGCACGACGAGTTGCTGCGGCGCGGCCTCGACCGGCTCCGGCTCGACTGCCGTCCAGCGGATCAGACGCACGCCACGGGTCTTTTCACGCGTCACCAAGCCGTCGTTCTGCAAGCGGGTCAGGTACATGCCGATCCGCGCCAGATCGAGGTTGACGGCGGCGCGCAGGTCGTGCGTGGTGCAGGCCGGGTGCGCTTTGACGAACGCCAGGATTTGCTGCTTCTGGCTGCTCGGCTCGGGTATGCTGTGCTGGTTGGCCATGGCTTACAGGCCCAGCGCCGACAGCCAGTGTTGCGGGGCCACCACAGGCGCGGCCCACTGCTGCACCGTGACCTGCTTCGGAGCCCCTTCGGCCAGCGGTTCGTAGTCCACCGCCTGCGCCTCCGCGCCCGCTTCCCAGCGTTGCAGCGGATACGAGGCGCCACGCGGCAGGCGCTTGATCTTGCCGGCCACCCGCAAGCGCCCGAGGCTGACATTGACCGCGTTCTTGCACACGCCGAGGGCGGCGCAAATGTCCTTGGCGGTGCAGGCGGGGTGGGCCAGCACGTAGGCTTCGATCTGGGGCGTGAGCGGCTCGGCCGCTGCGGGGAATGTCATGCAATCTCCTTGAGTTCGTCAAACAAGACATGGTGCTGGTCGGGCCGCACGCGGCGGGTGTGCAGGGCCTCGTAAATTCTCAGCTCGCCGTCAGCCGGGTCGGCGCAGGCCATGTAGGCTTCGGCCATGGCGCGGTCGACGAAGGGCGCGCTGTTGATCGGCTGCCAGCCGGTGGCGGTCAGGCGCTCCACGTTATAGCCCTGATGGTTGTCGGCTTTTCTCATGCGCGCTCCGAACGGTCGAGGAATACCTGCGTTTTATGGAACGTGGTATAGCCCATCGTACGGGTTGCCATACCGATGGGGCAATGAAAGGTGCGGGCTTGGTGGTTGCCTTTTTCCTTGCCGCAGTGCGCGCAAATCTTGCGCTTGATCGGGTTGCCGTCGAGGTCGAATTTCGGTTTCATGCGGTCTCCTTGTTGTTATCGTATGCCGAGGCGCTTCTCGCGCCGCTTGATCCACTTGCGCGCCACCGCTGCCAGCCGCATGAGATACTCGGTGCTGTACTCGCGCGAGCGTGGATGATTGTTCAGCCATTCCAAGCGCTCATCACCCCACTTAAGCGCGATCCGAGGCGCATAGTCAGCAATCGCGCCTGCTTTATGCCAATTACACTGACTGCACGCCTTTGATATGTTGAACAGGTTGTAGCGGAGCGCGGAATTGCTGCCAACGCTCTTGTAATGCGACCCATGCCACGTCCCGTTCCAGTTCGGCCCCTTGTCGCATGAAATGCAGCCGTCGTGCCAGTCGCGCAGCACGGCGCAGCGATTAATCAGCTTCTGCACCAACTCCAGCCGGTCAACGTGGCGCATGCCTTCCTCCTTGCGCTTGCGGTCGGCCGCGCGCTCGGCCTTGGCCTTGGCCGCCTTCTGCTTGGCGACCCGGTCCTGTGCAATCGCCACCGCGCAGTCCGGCGAGCACCACACGACAAACGGCTGCTTCGGGTCGGGCTGGTAGGGCGCGCGGCAGGCCTTACACTTGCGCGGCTTTGGCCCGCTGGGCGGCTTCGGCTCGGCGCGCAGGAACGCGGTGCGCTGCATCGGCGTGCGCTTCATGCGCGGAACTCCGGGTAAATCTGCCACTCCTCGCGGCGTTTTTTCATCAGTTCCATGTAGCGCTGGTACGCCTTGCTCTTGGTCGGGCTGAAGCCGAGGCCTTTACACCAGTAATCGTTCTTCAGGAACGTCTTGCAAATCTTGCGCCAGGTCGGCACCTTGCCGTAACTCTCCAGCCGCACCTCCGCTTTATCGGGAATGCCGTCCTCGTAGCCGCGCTTGCTCCACCATTTCAGGTACACGGCCAGCTTGTTCTTGTAGTGCTCGGCGGTCTTGGGCGGCATCGTGTTCAGCAGATGGTGCGCAAAGCTTTGGTAGGTGTGCCCCGGCGGCAGGGCGATCTGATGGTTGCCCATCACCGCGCCCTTCTCGTCGGCATACAGGGCACCGGTATTCGCGCCGGCCACGCGCAGACTGATCTTGGCCCACATGGCTGGCTCGACCACCTGATACAGCCACAACCCCTTGCGCGATTCGTCCCCGAACGGCTCGCAAATCCGCATCTGCGACAGCTTCATGCCGGCCTGGTACATGCGGTCGTACAGCTTGTTGTACGGCTTGCCGAAGCGGGCAAAGTAGGTCCACAGGTCGCTCGTTTTCCAGTCGTAGATCGGGTACACGTTCCAGCAGTCGGCCACCACTTTCGTGGTCCACGGTTTGCCGTCGTACATCGGCTTGTCGCGGGCGATGGTGCGGAACCGGTTCAGGCTTTCGTCGGCGCGGATGCCGATGAAGGCCGCGCATTCCTGCCCTTGGGCATACCACTCGCCGAAGCACGGCACGAACTCCTCGAACGGCATCCCCTCGTACCAGAACGGGAACATGCTGCCATCGGTGATGCTGAGCGGGTCGGGCTGGCGCACCCACAAGCCCTTCTTGTCCGGGTCCCACGCGGTCCACTCGGTTTCGATCTGGCTGGTGGCGTTCCAGGTCTTCATCGGCAGCGCGATCCAGTACGGCTCGATCCAGTCGGCGTACAGCGCATACATCGCCGTCGCGTACTCCACTGTCAGGCTGAGCTGGCATTCCCAGTCGATGAACAGGCAGCCGATCTTGCGGTTGCGTTTCTTGGCCTCGTCCATCACCAGGTGCAGCATCAGGCCCGAATCCTTGCCGGCCGAGAAGCTGATGTAGATGCGCTCGAAGTGGTCGAAGGTGTAGGCGATCCGCTCGCGCGCCGCGTCCAGTACGTTGATTCCCAGTCCATGCTTGGGCATGTCATTCCCCTTGTAGTTTTTTGATGTGGCGGGCACGCCAGGCGGCAATCGCGCGGTCGGCGGCGGCATTCGCCAAGTCTTGCTGCTCCTTGGTCAAGGTGCGCCACGCCAGCCGGGTCATGTCTTCCGGCGAATTCACGGCAATCGCGCAGCCGGCGTGCCCCAGCCAGGCCTGATGGTTGATACTGGGCGCGGTCAGGTTCGCCTCGCAGGAAAACGGCCAGTCTTCGACCGCCTGCATCATGGCGGCATGGAAATCCTCATGCGCGATCATCAAGGCACGCGCCTCTTCGATGAATTTGTCGCGCTCGATGGGGTCGCAGGCTTTCCACATGTTGCTCTGGTATTCCTCGCACTTTTCGAAGCGGTGGAAAATGCGCTTGATCCTCATTCGGGAATTTCCTCGATCACAGGTTCCTTGCCGATCTCGGCAAACGATTCGGCTTCCCATGCCTCGGAAAAGTCGGCATCGGCAAACATGTCGGTCAGGCCGGTGACTTGAGTCAGGCGCAGCACCTCGTCCGGCTCCATGCCGAGTTCCTTGCCGATCTTCTCGTCCGACCAGAAGCGGCGCTTCAACTCGACCACGATTTCCGACATGGCCTCGACCTTGTGCTTGCCGCGTGCCCGGTTGTGGCGGATGGTGGACGCCATGCGGTCGCCCAGCCCGACCCGCGACTCGTTGACCACGACCAGCGGCAGGTAGCCCTGCACCCGCGCCTGGATCAGCGGCGATTCCTTGCCGACCCGGTGCCGGTGAAAGCCGTCGATCACCTCGAACTTATCCTCATTCGCCCACGACACGATGGGCTGGGTATAGCCGTCTTCCTGAATCGAGTGCTCCAGCAGCTTCATTTCGGTCGGGGCCACCGAGTTCGGGTTGTAATCGTTCGCCACCACCAGCGGCGACTTGACCCAGCGTACGCAATCGACCGGCTCCGACTTGAACGGGCTGTATTCGCGCAGCGCAGCGCGCAGGTCGTTGATGGCCTCGACTCGCTCATCCAGCGGCATGTCGGCCAAGCGCTGGAACAGGTGTTTGGCGCTATTTAGCAACTTGTCTTTCATACGCTGCCTTTCTGCTCGTCGTCCAGCCGCTTCTTGCCCTCATTGCGCAGTAGGTAATCCTGCACCGTTTGCGCGTTCTTGATGGTGCCGGACTGCCCTTTGGCCAGCCGCTGCAAGGTGCGCACCGTCAGCCCGCAGCCGCGCGCAATCACGCTCAACTGACGCTCGGCGGTGCGGCGCTGGAGCTGCGCCTTGATGTATTCCATGTTCAGTTCCATGCCGTATTCCTTTGTTGCGCGGCCTATCCCGCACGACAATTATGTATCATCAGCGCTTGCTGGTCAACGACAAAAAGAGCTTGCGCAACATTTTTATTTGCGCTAATCTGTTCTCACTCGGCGGGCAATGGTGCGCGCCACAACACAGGGGAATGGAATGGAATTACTCGAAGCCGCAACCAGCGCCGTAGCCGAATACCAGCCGTTTTACGCGCAACTCGCAGAGCTGGAACAGAAGAACGCCGCACTGGCCTTCAACTACGAAACGCCCAAGGGCAACAAGGAAGCGCGTAGCCACGTCCACGCACTACGCTTGACCAAGGGCGCATTGGAGCGCACCCGCAAAGAAGCCAAGGCCGAATCGCTGAAGAAGGGTCGCGCCATCGACGCCGAAGCCGCTGAAATCGAAGCACGCATCGAGGCGATGATCGGCGTGCATCAGGCCAAGCTGGACGAGATCGAGCAGCGCGAGAAGGACCGCATCGCGGCGATTCAGCAGCGCCTGTCCAGTATCGCGCATGTGATCGACAGCCGCAAATCGGCTGACCTGAAGGCGCGCATTGGCGAACTGGAAGCGGTGGCGATTGACGACAGCTTCGCCGAGTTCGTTGCCGATGCTGCCAAGGCGAAGGATGCCACGCTGGCGAAATACCGCGCCATGCTGGCCGAAGCCGAACAGGCCGAAGCGCAAGCAGCAGAACTGGCCCGTCTGCGCGCCGAAGCGGAAGCCCGCGCCAAGCAGGAGCGCGAAGAAGCAATTGCACGCGCAGCCGTTGAGCGCGCCCAAGCAGAAGCAGCCAAGAAAGCCGAGGAAGAACGCGCCGCCGCCGCGCGCCAGATCGCGGAGGCCGAGGCGCGCGCCAAGGCAGAACGCGAAGCCGCCGAGCGCCGCGAACTGGAACTTAAACTCGCTGCGGAAGCTGCTGAGCGCCGCCGTGTCGAAGCCGAACAGCGCGCCGAGCAGGAGCGCCAGGAAACCGCTGCCCTTGTCGAGCGCGAGCGCAAGGCGGCAGAAGATCGCGCGGTTCGTGAAGCCGCCGAAGCCGTGAAGCGCGAACAGGAGCGCGTAGCCGCTGCCGCTGCACTGGAAGCCGCCGAGCAGGCCAAGCGCGAAGCCAACAAAGCGCATAAGGCGCGCATCAACCGCGCCGCACTGGCCGCACTGGTGGAAGGCGGCATGACGGAAGAATGCGCGAAACAGTGCATTACCCTCATCGCTGGCGGTAAGGTGCCTGCCGTGACTATCGCCTACTAGGAGCGGCCATGCCTGATAAATTTGCCTCCACCAAGCACGCCGAACCCTACGTGTTCACCGAACTGGAACTGGCCATCGCCCCCGGCCTGCTGCTGGCCGCCGACAACGCCGTGCCGGTGCTGGTCGAATTCAGCTACAGCGCGGGGCAGGCAGCGCGCGACTTCGGCCACCCGGACAACCAAGACGACGGCGTGCCGCCCGAACTGGAACTGGCGACGGTCAAGCTGACGGAATCCGCGTTCTTTACGTCGGATCGCAAGCCTGAGCAGTTTGGCATCCGTGACTTCGTGCTGAGCGGCTTTGCCGGGGCCGACCTGCTGCCGCTGCTGTCGGCCGTGGACCGCAGCACGCTCGAAGATGCGATGCTCGCCAGGGTGGCGCGTAAGAATTAGTTGAGTCGGAGTTGATCTAGATCAGTTGTTTCGTGGTATCGTGTGCGCAATGGTGTGAGAGCCAGAGCATAATTGGACGCGAACATTCGAGCCATCAGGCTTGGATTCTGTTGGTAGCACATGGATTCGCGTCCTAAGTGTGTTGCCACTCTCACCAGAATCCAGACCTGATGGCTTTTTTGCGTCTGGCGTACTCCGAACGATATCAAGCGACGACCGGCGGCGCGGAAGAACAGGTTGATGCAAGACCCCTGCGGATAGTGACGAGGGGGCAGTCGAAGGCAGCACAGGCTTTCGAGGAAGTGGCGTAAAGGTTTGACGGCGCAAGCTGGCGGGCGGTCCGGCCTCTCCGATATGAGGCAGCCACGATGACGGGTCTTGCATCACAGTGCATACAGCAATACGAAGCTGGCTGGGGGATCAAACCAACCCCTCGTCAAAGATAGTAGTTCGACTAAAAATAAGGGAGAAACAGATGAGTGAAATGACCGCAGAACAGAAGTTGCAACACATGGTGCTGCTACGCCATGCAGAACTGAACAGCCAAGACGCGCCCACCGACGTCACCGCCGAGAACGTCACAGACCTATTCGATGCCATCGATGAGCCATACGAGGCGATGAGCGAAGTGCGCGGCAGCTACGAGACGGAAACGAACATTCGAGCCCCATACTCGCGCCATTATGAGGCCAAATCAGTCGCGGCCAAGGCTCCCGATGGTTCGTGGGTCGGCTGGACCTACTGGTATGGCGGCGGCAAGCATTCCGAGCCGGATGCGGTCGAATGGATTTCGGATGCGTATGACCTGACATGCACCGAAGAACAGAAGATGGTCACGGTTCAGACCTTCGCCAAAGTCGCGGGGGAATAAATGGACGGACAAATCAGACCGAAGCACCGGCTGCCGGAACCGCAGCGCCAGGCACTCCGCGAGCAGTACGCCAAGGCCACCGAGCAGTGGTCGGGCAAGGCGCAGCGCATCGAGCCGACGCTGGAGGACCTGGCGCGGCGGCAGGGCGATATCGACAGCGGCAAAATCCCATTCTAACGACAACAAGGGGCACACATGGAAGTCTACAAGGCAATCGCGGAAGTGGCCGGAGAACTGGCGCAAACGGGCATCAGCAAGGATAGCAAGAACCAGTCACAAGGGTTCATGTTTCGCGGTATCGACGCCGTGTACAACCATCTGGCGCCGCTGCTGGCCAAGCACAAGCTGGTGATCCTGCCGCGCTGCATCGAGCGCGAATGCGTCGAGCGCCAGACCGCACGCGGCGGCGTGATGTTCTCGGTCACGGTCAAGGCCGAGTTCGACATGGTCAGCGCGCTCGACGGCAGCAAGCACACGATTGCCACCTATGGCGAGGCGATGGACTCGGCCGACAAGGCTACCAACAAGGCCATGAGCGCGGCCTACAAGTACGCGGCGTTTCAGGCATTCTGCATCCCGACCGAGGAGACTGCCGTTGACGCGGACGCGGAAACGCACCATGTCCGGCAGCACAAACCGCTCGCCGACATCAAAACATGGCTCGACTCGATGGAAGCGGCAAAGGATAAAAAAACGCTGGCCGCTGCCGCTAAAGCTGCATGGGAAGCGACGCAAGACGACCTCATCACCGAGCACTTTGAACTGCTCAAGCTCAAGTTCACCAGCCCGAAAGAGTCGGCATGAACCTCGACGCCTTGCCTGCCGAGCTGCTGCTGGCGCGCGGCCAGTACGCCACTATCCGCAGTGCCCACGAGGACGAGAAAAAGCGCCTCCAGGTGCTATGCGGCGGCTTGGGCGCCACTGCCGCGCAAATCCTGCGTGCGATGCAGCCGGACCATGACGCCATCCCCGATGCGCAAGCGGTCGACGGGCTGCTGGCCGCCTGCCGCAAGGCGGTCGATGACATTGACGCCTGCTGCGCCACCATCGACGTGCTGGCAGCGCAGCGGGCTGAACTCAAGCCGGTGGCATGGCCGCGCCGATGAACAAGAAAACCTTCTTCCTGGCCCACCCGGCCGCGCGCCGGAATGCCGCCGCCTACTGCATGGAAGCGCCGGATGGCTGGATGGTCGTCGTTTCCGAGCCAACCAAGAAGCGCATTCAGGAAGAGAAATACCACGCGATGATTGGCGAGATCGCGGCGCAGGTTGAACACATCGGGCGCAAGTGGGACGCCGACGACATGAAGCGGCTGTTGATCGACGAGTTTGCGGAGGAAATGCGTCTAGCAGGAACGCCATTGCACCACGACGGGCGCGTTATCCCTAGCTTTGATGGGCGGCGCATCGTCCAGCTTGGCATTCAGTCGCGCGACTTCTACGTGAAAGAGGCGGCGCAGTTTATCGAGTTTTTATACAGCTTTGGCGCGGCGCGTGGCGTCGTGTTCAAGGAATAACCAAGCGCCGCCACGCGGCCTATAACCAGGGGCAAAACGTGGAAGACCGAAAAATCACATTGCTCAAGGCTGCGCACGCGCTGCTCAAGCGCCAGCATCAAAGCAGTGAAGTGCTCGATCTGACGGCCGAGACTGTTTTTTATGACGATGCCGAATGCGATGGGCTCTGCCTGATGGACGACATTGCCGACGAATTGGAACTCTACGAGGACAACTGACCCATGTCCCTGAACCTGAAAGAGAAAGCCGAGTTCGCGCGGCTGCAAGACGAAGTGCGGATTGCGCGGGCGCTGCGATGGACTGAGCCGGTGGCCTGCGATCTGCACGCGCCAGCCGTGGCCGGGAAGGTGGCTCAGGGCTTTGCTTTCGATGCCGAAAGCCGGACCATTCTCCCCGTCTGGTCGAGTTGCGCGCGGCATGGAGCAGGCGTGTATTTGAAGAACCGTGGCAAGGACGCGTCCGGCACGGGTCCTGCCAACATGTTCAGCACGGAGCTTCTGGCCCTGCGCGCCCTCCGTTGCGAACTGGAGCGCAAGGCAGCGGAGGCGCTGGCGGCGATTGATGCGCGCATCGAAAAGCTGGCGAGCGATAGCTAAAATCAATTAGCAAGCCTCCTATACATGCGCCATACTGAGCACTCGTTACCAACACATCAGGAGTGCTCAACATGCTGCATGAAATACAAGTCAACGTGGTCAACGAGTTTGGCCGCAAGCGGATCAAGCCGGTCGACCACAACGCCGAGCTGTTCTGCAAGCTGCTCGGCAGCAAGACGCTGACCGAGGACAACATCGCCGTCATCAAGCAGCTCGGCTTCACCGTCACCGTCGTGCCGGAGGAACTGTGAGCGCCCTGCACGAAGTCAGCGCCCTGTTCACGCCGATGCGGAGCGGATTAAGTAGCGCTACCGTAATTTATCTGCCGCACGAGACCGGCGTTTTTAGTTTAGCCGCCTGCCCGGCAGGCCCGCAACTTGCCAAGTTCATCGTGCGCGCCTGCAACCACCATGCCGACCTGGTCGACGCCTTGCAGATCACGCTCGACCTGATCCAGCAACTCGAAGGCGCGGACAACCGCGCCGAGCCGGCCACCGATGTGAGCCAGCTGCACCGGCTGCTGGCCAAGGTGCAAGCATGAAGCGCCTGCCGCACGTGCCACCAAGAACGCCATGGCAGGACTACCAGGCCACCCAGCGCCGCTACAAGTGGATCGAGCGGCTGGCCTACTTGGCCATCGGGCTAGTGGTCGTCGCCATCCTGTTCGGCCAGCTCGGCGCCTGATTCCACCATACCACCACCAAGGGAGAACACATGAACGAGAACAAAGAGCAGCCGGGCATGGCCGGTGCCGCGCGCCAGGGCGGCGATACGAGCAAAGAAATCGGCGCAATGATGCCTTGCGGCGCTGTTGTCTCTAACGTCTACGAAGCCTACGAGGCTGGTTTGCGCGCCACTAAGACAGAGGGTGGCGAGTCGGCGGCATGGCTCGCCACCATGGATGCAGCATTTCAAGAAGAAATCAAGCGTGTAAGTTCACTTGAGTATCCAGCAAATGCGATGTGCGAAAAGTTCTATGCAGAACTTCGAAAGCGCGTCGTCTTTGCCGCCCCTGTCCCGCCACTACCCGCACCAGCCGCGCCCATCAAGCCGATGTACGGCGACGAGCCCCGCAGCGAATGGCTGCTGGATCGGACTGCGAGCCCTTCGGTGCCGAGCGTAGCGCACAGCATCGATACGCCGGTCGCGCGCTTGCAAGCCGAAGTAAGCGACCGCCCATTTAGCAAAGGCCAAGTGATCTATGACATGGTCATCTTAGACCGTGCGCGCTGCCACGACGGAATGGAGCTTTTCGCCGCCGCTCAAGCCGCGCCAGCCACCCCGGCACCAGCCGCGCCTAAGATCGATTATCTCGCGGCAGCTGGTGGGAATAAGGCATTAGCCGGGGCAATGTGGTCAAGCGGTTGGAAACCAGCCGCCCCGCAAGCAGTACAGGCACCGGCCGATACGGCAGGGCTGGCTGCACTCCACAAGGAACTGAACCGTATCACGTGGGAAGGTGAAGACGAAGGCTGGAACCTTGCCATCACCGCCGTCCAGAAGCGCATCGCTGAACTTCTGGCCGCCCAGAGCACCCCCGAGGTACGCGCTACCGCAGCCGAGGATGCGCGGGGCTGGGAAGAGCGGCTGGCCGATGCCTGCATCGAGTGCGAAATCCCAGACTCCCAATACGAGTCGCTGTGTATCGCCCTCAAGCGCAGCACCAGCCAGGAACCGGCAAGCGGCACGGCTGCGAATGGAGATCAGCAATGAGCTACACCACCATCAAAGCAGTGTGGCCCGGCGATCGCTACGAGGACATCGAGGAATTGCGTAATTCATGGGGTAGCGCGCCGGTCGTGTGGGAAGCCATGGCGCGCACCTATCTCGGCACGCGTTTCTGGCACTCCAACGAGGTATCGGGCACGGATGGCAAGCTGTGGAACTTGTGGAAGCGCGAGAGTATCCCGGCGCAACATCGCGCGGTGCTGGCGCTGACCTTCGATAACGTGCTGGTGACCAAAGAACACTATGCGCGCGCCGCCGCAGATATCCGTGCCTTCTTGGCCGATTTCGAGCAGTCGCCCGAAACGGTCAATCACTGGCCGCGCATTGCGGAACTATTCGAGTCGAACCCGGATTATCCGGCGCTCGCCTTTCACTGGACGTCAGTAACGGAAGATCCGCTGCGCGGGCCTTGGAACGAGGAAACCGACGAATACGGGCCTACCGACTGGACCAAGCCATGGGATATGTACAAGGAATTGGACGGGATTGGCGGCACTGCTGGCACACCGGATGCGGAAGGGGCGCGCGATGAGTAAGTCGAACAAGTACCAGGACAAAAGTGATGTCGAACTGGCCGCTGATGCGCGAATGGTCGTGCAGGAGCTTTCAGATTTTATGGCTGAGTTCAAGCGTCGCGGCATCGAAATGGATATTTCCACCTACAGCAGCGGCAGGGCAGAAGTCGAAATCTACCGCGACAAACGCGAAGTACTGTAAGCGTAAACCAAAAATTAGGACTGACCCATGACCGACAACACCAAGCGCGGCACCGATGCCGCCCCTACTGCCAGCGCACCGAGCGGCGATGCAACGCAAGCGCTTGCTGCAATCGAAGAGCGATTGGCGCTCACCTATCGGCTGTGCTGCGGCACGTCGCCAAAGCAGTCTGTCGGTGAATTGCTCGCCGTGGCGCTGAAAATGCCCGAATGGGCAACAGTACGCGCAGCACTGGTCGCCGCGCCTATCGCCCCCGCAAAACCAGTTGCGACCGTCATCAAGACAGGCGCAGAACGTCAGTGGATGAGCGAGGCGCTCGGTGCACTTCCTGACGGCATGTATTCGCTGTATCTCGGCCCTATCGCCCCCGCTATCGGACAGCAAGCGGATAACCGCTACCGTGAAGGCTATTCTGCTGGCTGGGCAGAAGGCCACCGCGCCTGCCCAAAATACGAGCACATGGGTGAGTTTGCCTGCATCGACCGCACGCAGTGCTGGGAGCCGTGTGGCGAACTCGGCAAGAGCAAAGCGAGCGCCCACCTCTCCGCAACTAACAGCGGCACCGAAGGCGCAGCAGACGACTTCGCCAAGATCGTGCGCGCATCGAACGGCCAGCAAGTCCTGTTTTTTAAGGAATCGACTGCCGACGAAGGCAATGTTCTGCACTGCGTCGCCAACTTCCCTGAAATGCAAATGGACATGAAGCTCGGCGGCATCCCCGACGAATCGTTTGCCGCGTCGCTGGAGAAGGTCGACATTGCCATGGCCGACAAGGTCATCAAACAAGCTGCTGATCTTGGCTTGGGAGGTGCTGCATGAGCGCGCGCATCCCAAAATGGCAGGAGCGCATGGGGCATGGCTACGTTGACGGCGGCGCAGACCTACCCGAAGAAGTAGCGATGAAGGCCGAAATCGCCGACCTGCGCACCGACAACGACGCCCTGCGCGCCCGCATCGCTGAACTGGAAGCGGCCCTCAAAGACGCGCTGGTCAGCTCGGGGCTTGCGAACCTGGCGCTTGAGCAGAGCGCCGCAAAGCTCCAGCAGGCCGACGACTACATCGAGAAGCTGGAAGCAGCCCAGCCCACCGGACAGGCGGCCACCACGGCAAGCGCGAGCGAGGCCCATGCAGCGCATGCTGGCGCGGCGGAAGACACGGCACGGCTCGATTTCCTGATCCAGTACGGCGCGCACATTGCCCACACCATGGACGGCGAAATGTGCAACGTGTGGCTGACTGCCGAGCGCGACGGCACCGAAGCACGCCCAGCCGAAGGCTGGCCACAGAAACGCTACGACGACGGCCGCAAAGCCATCGACGCGGCCCGTAAAGCCCTCGTCCCAGCTACCGAGAAAGGAAAGCCATGAGCAACGAACTGAAGCCCTGCCCGTTTTGCGGCACCGCTGCTGACGAAGGTAAATTCACGGAGCCAGCAGCGCGATGCGTCCCTTGCGGTACGGCGTTTCTTCCGCTTGCAATGTGGAACCGCCGCGCCCCTGCTGCCGCAGTCGATGCGGAAGGACTGCCGCCACTGCCGGTAATGCGTTACACCAATGATGGCGAAGGCAACATGCCAGAAAACCCCGAATGCGGAGTTTGGTGCTACTACGAAGATGCCCAGCGTGCAGTCCTTGCCGCCGCCCGCCCGCAAACGCCAGAGGCTGTTGCGCGGCTGTTGAAAGCGGTCAAGCTGTACGCGAGCCACTACATGCAGGACGAGGCCACGCCGGAAGATGATCTTGCCGATCTGGTCTGCACGCCCGAACAGCACGCCGAAGCCGTCGAAGTGTTCGCTGCCATCGCTGCGGTCGAAGCCGCCTTTCCGGTGCCGCGCGTGGGCGGAAATACGAATCCCGAATCGCCATCCGTGGGCGCGCAGGGCGGCGTAACGAGCAACGAAGCGGCCTGTCCGCAAGCAGAGCGAGCCTTCGAGTTGGCGCAGATTCTTGTGGCCGGCCACGGGAAAACCATCCGCGAAATGTATTGCGACGGTGAGCCTGTCGGCCGCAAGCTCCTTGCTTGCCTTGATGGCACCCCATCAGCCGCACAGGAAGGCAAGCAGGCCAGCGCGCCAGGAGGTGCAGAATGAATAATTCCCCATTCAAAATGATTATGGCAATGGCTATCGCTGGTGCCGCATTTCTCTATTGGGCCGATGGGAAAATTCAGGAAATGGCCGACGACTGCGCCAAGCGCGGAGGCGTTATGTTGAAGGACTATACCTGCATCAAGGCTGATTCTGTTGTGCTACCAGCGGCCAAGCAAGCACGAGGAGAGAGCAAATGAGCATCTGCCCGAACACCGGTCACGCCTGCCGCTGCCAACCACAGGAGGATGTCATGTGCCCTTACGGCCCGACGCCGAACGACTGGCAGAGCGCCACCCCGCCAGCGCCCCACTACTACACCTTCAAGAAGCCGGACGGATGGATCAACCTGGCCAATCCTGGCCAAAGCTGGGACGAGTGGACCAAGACGCAAGGCGTGCCCACTACTCAGGGCTGGAAAGTGTTTGGCACCCGGCCAGCGCCCAGCACCGTCGAGGTGGACGAGCGCTACGAGTTCGAGCGGCATATGTCGAACCGTGGCGAAGCTGTCAATTACATCGGTGATGGGCTGTACTCATCCGGCTTCGTGCAAGACCAATGGGACGCATGGTGCGCCCGCGCCGCTCTCGCAGCCAAGCCAGCAGGCTGACAGCCCGCAAAGCTGAGCCGCCCGGTTCGCGCCAGAATGGGCCATGGACGCCCTCACCTTGCGCGAACTGTGCGACGAATGCCTGCGGATCGAAGCCGCGCTCAAAGACGACAAGCTCGGCACCGCCGACAAACTCCGGCTGAAGCAGGAACTCAAGCTGGTGCTGACGGCGATGAAGAAGGCGGCGGCATGATGTCGTGCAGTAGCTGGTCGCGCTCTGCCTCGTAGCTTTGGGCACAGGAATACGCACACCACAGCGCACCCTTGCCGAGCGGTTCGGCGCAGTAGTGGCAGGCCTGTTTCGGCAGCAGCGGGGCGCGGGCTAGGATCGCGGCTTGGCGCTCGGCGTCGATCTCGGCGAGGGTTTTCATTTGGCCGGCACCGATTGCGCGAGCATGCGGGTTTTCTCCATGCTGTTCTTGGTGGTGCCGTAGAAGTAGGCGAACATCACCCCGACCACGCTGGTGATCAGCACCCCGAGGATGGTGTCGGCCACGCGCTGCCCGGCGGCCGGCAGTTCGCAGAACGTCACTGCGCAGAAATAGGCCATGCTGAACGCCGACCAGACCGAGGCAAAGTAGTAGACGAAGCGCTTACTGAAAATATCGTCCTGCCCCAGCGCGGCCACCTGCAAGGCGCGCGCGTTCTGGACGTCGGCCAGCAGCGCAGAAGTCAGCACCGTGTCGGCCTCCAGCACCTTCTGCTGGAACTCCAGCGCCTTGGCCGGATCGGCCTGCAAGGCGGCCAGCGCGGCATCCGGTGCCGCCGTCCCGGTGACGGTCTGCGCGATGCCGACCACGTGCGCGGCCACCGAGGCGGCCATGTCGTTACCGCTGAAATACTTGATCAGGCTGGGCGCAAGCTGCGCCAAGCCGAGCAGAATCGGAGCCATCAGAATTCTCCTGTGCGGATCATGTCGGTAACGCGCTTGGCGCGGGCGGGTACTTGCTTCTGCCATTTACTGTCGAGTGCGGCGGCGGCGGCGGCATCCCAGCGACCCGCCTGCAACAGCGCCAGCGTGTGCTTGAAGGCCAGCAGGCCCGCCAGCCCAAGCTGGAAGCACATGTTGGCCAGCGCATTCTGGCGTGCCTCGTTGAGCGTGCGCCACCACGGCAGCGCATGGTCCAGTTCGCGCTCGACCTTGTCGATGTCGTTTTTCAGCATCAGGTCGATCTCGTCGTCGGAGAAGTCGCGGTCAGTCAGGTTCCGACCGACACCACCGGTCCAGCGTGGCGGGTCGGCAGTGTCGCGGTAGATGCGCTTTTTGCGCCCTTCGTCGACGGTCAATTGTGCGGCCAGTTTCGCGCGGTCCATGTTATTGTTCCTTCGCGCGCCAGAAGCGCACCAGCTTGATGGTCTGGTAGGCCAGCACCACGATGCCGGTCAGGATGCCGATGCACAGTGACAGGAACGCGCCCCAGCCTTGCAGAATGGCGAGGCTGGAGGCACCGCCAATTGCGGTGTTGGCGATCGCCACGCTGGTGGCCACCTTCGGGTTGCTGGCGATTACTTCAATGGCCGCGTTCAGGCTTTGAGATTCTTGCATGCCGTCGTCTTTCAAGAGTGAAGTTGATTGCGGAAACGATCACGACCGCAAACCAGATCGAACCCCAAATGATCAGCATCATGGCGGTCCACATAGAGTAATCGCAGCCCCTGCGCCACGGTCAGCGCGCCCATGGCGGCGTTGTAAAAGAGCGGCGGCGCGTAGGCCAGGTACAGCAGCCAGCCGGCCGCGTTGCCGATGACCGACGCCAGCAGCAAGGTTTCGGTGTCGTCGCACAGCCGCCCGTGCAACAGCGCCGGGCAGGCCAGCAGCAAAGCGGCGTCGCACAGTGCCGCGCTGCCGTGGAACACCAGCAGCCCGAGCGGGGTATTTGGCACCCCGGCGGTGGCGTGCGCATGCGCCGCCAGGACCGCCAGCATCAGCAGCCCCATGCCGAGCCGCGCACGCCAGCCGGTCATTTCTTCTTCTTCGGGGCCGGTGCTTTCGCTTCTTCGGTCGGGCGCTGCTTACCGCCGCCGGCACCGGTGGCCATGGTCTGCTGTTTCATGCTGTGCTCCTTTCAGGTGAGTAATTATAGTGGGGGATTGTGTTTCCACACATCCACGCGCAAGGTGCCGGCCGCGATGGTTTTTGCGCCGCCGCTCAGGTTGGCGATGGTCAGCACGCCGGTATTCGTGGCCGCGATCTGTACCGCCGCGACGCAGCCGTCCGTGTTCTGGGTATGGTCGACGGTGCAGGTGTCGCCCTGATCGGCCCCGGTCAACACCAGCGGCCCGGTGTAGGCGGCACCGTTGGCAATCGGCCCGTAGCCGACCCCGTCGAAGCGGAACTGGAGTCGGCCGTCGATCTGGATGCCGCTCACGCCGTTCAGCTCCAAGGTAAAGGCGGTGCCGGGCCGGAAGTCGTTCCCTTCCAGCTTGAGCAGCGACGGCGCCGGCGGTCCCGGGTCGACCCCCAGCGCGCAGCGGGCGAAGCTGTTGCCCGAGCAGATATTGTCGGCGATCAGGGTATCGACGCAGGCGGTCGTGCCATCGGTGCGGATCATGATGTTGGCCGAGGCCCCGGCCGCATTCGCGCTCGACTCGTGCACGATGTTGCCGACCACGCTGGTGCGGGTGGTGGCGGTCAGGCTGATCCCGTTGGTGCCCGAGAACGACACCGTATTGCCGGTCACCAAGGTATTGGCGCAATCGGTGACACTGCTGCCGTCCACCGTGATGCCCTTCTGGCCGGAGCTGGTGATGGTGTTGTTCGTAATGACACAGCCGAACGAATGCTGGTAGATGCCGATGGACCCCGACGCCGCATTGTTGCTGGCCGAGCAGCCCACCAGCGTGTTGTGGCTGTAGATGTTGCGTGCGCAGGCCGGCTGCGCCCCGGTGCTGTACTGGCTGATGCCTTCCTGGTCGAAGCCCTTGATGAAGTTGCCAGAGGCCACCGAATCATGGCAGCCGGCGCTGAAATACACGCCATGCCGCCCGCGCCCCGCCGTGGCGATCAGGTTATTGCCGAGCGCACGGCAGCCGGCCACATTGCCGGCCAGGATGCCGTAGCCGTGCCCGGAAGTATTGCCCCACAGGCGCTCGATGGCGCAGTCGCGCACGGTGCCGTAGTCGCAGCCGTCGTCGAACTTGATCGCGTTGGCGAACCCGACCCCGGCGCTGGTGCCGCTGATCAGCACGTTCTCGACGGTCAGGTAGCTGGCCGGGTCGCTCAGGTCGGTGCTGATCGCAAAGGTGCTGTTGGCGCTGCTGGTCTCGACCCCGTTCAGGCGCAGGTCGCGAATCGTCACATAGTCGGCGGTGACGTTGAACAGGTTCTGGCCGGCGGTCTTTTGCAGTAGCACCGAGGCAGCGCCTTCGCCGCTGATCTGCTGCCCTTGGTTGGCGAGGGTCAGCGGGCCGCACAGGTAGGTGCCTTTCGGCACGAACACCTTGCGCCCGGTGGCAATCGCGCGGGTGAAGGCGGCGGTGTCGTCGGCCACGCCATCGCCCACCGCGCCGAACTGGGCCGGGGTGACGGCGCGTTCGCGCACGGCGGCTTGCAGGGTCATCAAGACCGCGCCCGCGCCGGCCTGGAGGAAGCCGATCAGCGAGGAACCGAGGGTCGAGGCCAAGCTGGTGATGAAGCTGATTACTACGGACGCAATGCTAAATTCGGCCGAAGTGCTGGCATAAAACACCTGCCGCTGCTGCTTGTCGAGCACCAGTTCGGAATACGCGACGTCCACGAACACGTTGGCCGGGGTGCCGGCGCGCACGATATAACCGTTTACGGTGCGCAGCGGCTGCGCGGCGGGCTGGGTGCCGGCCGCATCCCAGTACACGGTGATCTGCTGGGCCGGGTTCAGCGGGTTCAGCGCCGGCTGGCCGAAATACACATAGCCCTGATCGAGCGGCTTGCCATCGAGGCCGGTGTAGACTTTGTACGGTTGTTCGACCGGGAGCATGGGGTTCCTTTAGAAATTATTCGCCACAGGCTTGATGGCCTGGCGCGGGGTCAGTGCTTGCTCAATGCGCTTGGCCATGGCGCGTTCGCGTGCCTGCTCGGCTGCATACGAGGTGATGTGCTTCACGACCGGGACGGGCTTGGTGTGCTTTTCCAGTTTCCCCAGCGCCTTCGTGATCGGGCCGACGTTGTTGGAAGTGTTGACCGTGCCGCTTGGCTGGGTATAGATATCGACGGCGGCATCGCGCAGGGTGCGCAGCCGCTCCGCGCCTTGGTGGCCAAGGGCAGTCTTCAAGATCCCCTTGCGATCCAGGTCGTTGACCGCGTTCTTGATCTTGGCTTCGGAGCCGACCACGTTGCCCAAGGTATCCGCGCCGGCATTTGAAAAGACGCGCTCCTTGACATGGTTGACCAAGGCCCCGCGCAGCTCTGCTGCCGCCTGCTGGCCGGCGGCGACAATGGCGGGATCGGCGCTGGCCTCATGCGCCTCCAATACCCGGAACACGTGGCGCACGCTGTCCTTGTCGCCATTCACGATCAGGTGCTTGAACACGTCGGCATATGGCACCGCGCGGTCGGTGGTGCCGGGCTTGGTACGCAGTAGTTTATTGATGGCGTCGCGGTCGATGAATTCCTTGGCGTAGTTCTCATAGGAACGCCTCGCCCGCTGATACAGCGCGCCGCCCTTGCCTTCGGTGGCCTTGTCGATCACCCTGATTGCCTGTTTGCCCATATAACTGTTCGGAGTGCCCGGCTCGGCCATCTGGTTGATCGCCTGGCG